TTCATATCTCTTTTTCAGCAATTTACGGTTTCCGTTAGTATCTTCTAAAGTGATACAGTTTCCCATTGCAAATGTCATCAAATCCTCATCGAAAAGGAGCATCCTTTCTTCGGACAGTTTCTTTAACTCTCCTAATGGAACCGATTCCGTTTTGGCACCCTGAATAACTTTTTCAATTCCAAATGGTCCGTTTTCATTAGCCCAACGCTCAACAAATTCTTTAGCATTATATGGGTCGTATCCAAAGCAGCGAACATCATAACCGCATTCAACAATGTGATTATCGAGGTCCTCATATACTTCCATCATATCAAGAACAGTCCCCTCTAAAACAATAAGACTTCCTTCTTTCATGAATTGATCGTATTTGATTCGCATTGCTGCTGGGAGTTTCATAAGAGTTAATGAAGAAATATAGTTTCTCGTTTTAACACCGAATGAACCATTGGATAACGGAAACAGAAATGTAAATGCACAGAAATCGTCACCTTGAGATAGATCCGCTCCTAATGAACACGGCATTTGCCAATAATCTCTATGACGATGCGGGAGTGTTTCTTCATATGTAAAGTAATATGTATATCCTTCCATAGGAAGCCCAAATCGTTTTGCCAAAATATCATTTCTGGCAGCCGGTGCTTTTTCCGCTCTTTCGACATCGAGCTGATAGGTTTCATAAGAAACAGTTTTTCCTAAATTAGGATTTGCTTTCAACCACTTGTCCGGGTCGGCAACTTCATCTATGGAATCAAGTTTATACCACCAAATGGATACATGAGGATTGACATAGTCTCCTTTAAGAATGTCCATCAATTCCATTTTGATTGTATCACCGGCACCATTACGAACAGTACCCTCTGAACTGATCGCAACAATGAGATAGTCATTTACCTTAGATGCACCCTGTTCGATCGCTCCGATTACATCTTCTCGAATGTCGCCAGAAAGCCACTCATCCACTGTCGCTACTTTAAGCTGAAGACCCTGAAGCTTGTCGATTCGCATTGGTCGAATTTCGAGAAGCGATCCAGTAAGGAAATTTTCAATTCCTTTCTTGGTGGATGCCAATTTCATTCGATTTGCTTTCGATCCGGTAGTATTCTGCAACGATCCTTCTGTTAGGAACTTATAGAAAGGTCCTCTTGATCTAGTAATAGCTGTTCGAATCGGTGACAATACCTCTTCTGCCTGCTTCATCGTAGGAGCTGTGGTTATCTGATGCGTCGTTGTGACGTCCACATTTAAGAAGAAATTCTGCAAGCATGAACCATACATTGACTTTGCAGCACCTCTGGCCACTATGAGATATTGCTTATTAACCAACCTTTTTCGAATAGACTTCGTGACGTAATGCCCTCCATGTCCATCTTCATATGGCTCATATACACTTCTCTCAACGAAATAGTACCAACCAAAAATCTGCTCAGCCCAAACCTTAAATGTATCAAGCAGCTTCAAATCCGAACCGTCAGTTAAAGTAAGCTCATTCTCACAATAGCTGATAAAGCCCTCTACCGCTTGATCGTCGTAATAAATTCCCGGATTTGCAATGAGATCGTCGATTCGATTCATCTCCATCTCGATTTCTCGACATACCGGAATTTCGCCACGAATTACGGCATCACGAAACATGCCGTAGTATTTCGGGACGGCAGTGTTCGATAACGCCATTGTTTTATTCTCCTACTTCTTTTTATTCGGGTTTGCTGCGATATACTGTGCGGCCTCTTTAAGGTTGAATTCCTTTGTCATTGCGGTCTTAACGGCATAGGTCATTGCACCGGCCGCGGCCATAGTCAACGCTTTCTTTCCCGACGCAGAAAGAATTTCTGAAACATACTTTCTACCAGGTACGATATCATCTTCAGTAAGACTCTTGAACTCACGTTCTAATTTAAGTCTCTCAACCCTCTTCTTCAAATCAGCATCGGACATTGTTCGCCGATTCTTAACGGCAGCCTTGCGTGCTGATACCTCATTCTTATCATCAGAAGACTTGGGGGAGTGCCCCCTGGCTCTAGCAAGCTGTGCCTCTGACCTTCGAACTCCCCATTTCATTCCAAGAATTCCATGATGTGCTAAATAGGTGTTATTCATTTTGAATCTCCCTCCTTTGCGATGTAGCTGGTAACACCACCGCTACTGTTTGACGTCTGGTAATACGGAACTTCGTGAATAACAAGATCCTCACTAAGAACTTTTCCAGATGTATCCAAAGTTTGAGTTTGATGGGCCTTTGGTGTAACTTCATATGATCCAGAATAATGCTCGGGCTCGTCCGGATCAGTGTCACTGTTTTCCGCGGCAACATTCAAACGCCATTCATACTCGCTGATTTGTGTTTTATAACACTCTAATACTGCCGAACTAATCGGCGGATCGAAAAGAAGTTTGACCTTCAAATGCATATAAGATTTGACAAGCATGTATTTGGATTCGTCAGAAATGAAATCTTTCCATGTTGCATTCTTATCTTCGATCATGAAACCTTTGGACGGACCGACACCAAGCTGTGTAAGAATCGAGAACACAGAATTGATGTGCATGATCAAATCCGCATCGAAATGTTCATACTCCTCTGCGATTCCGAGTAATTTTTTGATTGATGTCAGTACACTATCTGTAATATTCATGATCGCACCTCCATCTAGCAGAGTTTTATAAACTCGCTCATGCAATACCCGCTGATTCCATCTCCGGTCTTGACTTTATAAAAACCGGAAACAGACTTATCATCGCAAACTGTTACAACTGTATCCGAGCCGATGATTCCTAATGATCTTGATGTCTGCGTCGGATCTTTGCGAATATTCAAATTCATACAATTTACCACCACACCAGTAAGTGGCTTTTTATTTTCATCCATGTTAATTCCCTCCTAATGCTGCCATGGGCAGGTGTCATTTTTTTGTCGTTCATTCGGAACTGTTAAAAGTAGTTTCTCATCTCCATAATGTATAGCATTGTGAGTTGACAGAGTTGTCGTGATTAAATACTCTGGGTTAAGAACCAGATCGGTTCGCAACAATATGTCCTGCTGCCTTATTGGATTCATATGATGAATAAGAATCTTTCCACGAATCTCGTAACCGTCCAATCCAAGATCACATCCGTTATCGCGAATGATAATTTTTCTCCGAATGTCCTTCCATTCTTTAGAATTGTAAAATATCTGATTAAGATATCGATCAAACCCAAACGTTTCTTCTCCAACTACTCCATCCAATCGAAGATATTCGTATCGTTCTTTAAAAGTTAAAAGCTGTGATAATTCTTCATAGCATTTACGCATCGTCCACCTCATCTCCATGGCCACTATAACCACGAAACGCTTTTAATGCATCTGCATAAAGCTTTTCTGAATTTTCAATGGATTTCAGATTTTGAGTTTTTGCTTCTATCAGTTCTTTTTGCTTCTCTAAAATCTCTTTTTCGATTTTCTCCTTTGTGGAACCAAGCTTTAAATAGTGAGTAATCACCTGCGATGATGCGGTTCCCTCTCGCAACTGCTTTTCTGCTAAATCAACAGCCAAAGAAACAAGCTGATTTTCTCTTGCTTCTGGTGTTAATGCTGGACGCATCATCCTAGAAGACTCTGATTGCTTTGTTTTCCTCAAAGTTGATGCCTCCTTTCGATAAGTTGTTTATCTGTTACTTATTACTTTATTAACACTTTTCCAGTATTTAAAAGGACCTACAAATCACGATAATGCTACTCAACGAAAGGAGAACAAACTCTGAGATGATCCCACAGAAATCACCGCAAATATCATGAATCATAGACCCTTGTAAATACTGGAACCGTAAAAGGCTCTCCAAAAATACCCTCCGGGGAAATTTTAAAGACCGCCGCGATATGGGTGGGGGTATGTTTTTTAGACACCCCCCTATACCC